AGCGGATTTTTTGAGTCGGCAAAGATGGGCGCGGCAACGTTTACGGCAACGGGACAATCGCTTGAAGATTTTTCGGCGATGGTCGGCGTTATGGCATCAAGCGGCATTAAAGGTTCCGAATCGGGTACGCAGCTGCGTAACATGATGTTATCTCTGGCTTCGCCGTCTAAAACGGCAACGGCTGCTCTTGATAAGTTGGGGGTAAAAACAACGGATGCACAGGGCAATTTTTTAAATATTATTGACATATTAGGACAGTTTGAAAAAGGTATGAAAGGGATGGGGGATGCCGAAAAAGCGGCGGTTCTTACCGATATTTTTGGAAAACGTACGGTAACAGGGGTAACTTTATTATTACAAGAAGGTACGGAAGGTTTAAAAAAATATTCAAAAGAATTGGAAAATGCCGGTGGAACGGCAGCTAATGTTGCGGCCGCTATGCGCGGATCGCTGGCAAACAGAATAGAAGTTTTAAAATCCGCTTTAACCGAATTGGGATTTAAGTTCGTCGATGCATTTGCCGCTAAGGGCGGAAAGGCGATTGAGAATCTTACCGCGGCAATAACTAATTTTGATCCGACGCCGATTATAAATTTTTTAACAACGGCGTTTTCCGTTGTTTTTAAAGTGGTCGGCATTTTGTGGAAGATGCGGATTGTAATTGTATCGCTTGTCATTGCATGGGGGCTTTATAAAGCGGCTATGATTGCCGCCGTTGTTATATCCGGTGTTATGGGGATGGTGCGCGCCGTGCAGGCGCTTATGTCTGCGCAACAGGGGATGAATGCGGTACAGGCGATTTTTAATGTGCTTTTAACAGCAAATCCCATCGGCGTAATTATTGTCGCAATTGCGGCGCTGGTAGCGATTATCATTGTTTGTGTAAAACATTGGGATGATATTACGGCGGCAATGGCTAGGGGGTGGGATTGGGTGAAGAAAAATCAGGAAGCGGTACTCGGTATAATCGCCGTATTTACAGGGCCGTTCGGATTTATTATTTCGATTGTCCGTGAATTTTGGAATGAATGGGATAGGATTACACAGGCGTTTAAAAACGGCGGTATTGTTGCAGGATTAAAGCAGATAGGTGCAACGATTTTGTCGGCGCTGCTCGCGCCTTTGCAAGGGGTGTTTGAACTCTTGGGAAAAATCCCCGGTGTTGGAAAACATTTTAAAGATTTTGCAACAAACATCGACACATTCAGAAATCAGGTAAAAGGCATAGACGAATCGGCTGTTGATATGTCTACAGGTAAAGCCAGTGGTAGTATTTCGGGTAACATGCAACCGTCGGCTGTCCCCGTTTCCGGTGCACAGCAAACAGCTTATTATTCGCGTAAAGATAATTACGAACATGCTGAAATTTCGGTACGTGCGGAAAAAGGTACGCAAGCGCGGGTTTCAAAGCCGCCCAAATCTCCGGCATTTAATCTTGTTGCTTCGGGAAGTTATTAGGGATTATGTTTATGGAATGGGAAAAAAGAATAACCGAAGCAAAATATACCGCGCCGTCCGGCAAGGAAGTATCGTTTTTATTCGGCAGTGTTTCTAAGGAAACGGACTTAAAAACCGGCCTTTTTACCTTTCCCGATAAAGACGGTGCGCATGTGCAGCATCAAGGAGCCGGTGCAACGAGTTTTCCGCTTACCTGTATTTTTAACGGTTCCGATTGTATGGAGCAGGCGGATAGCTTTGAAGCGATGCTGTTTGAGCGGGGTGCCGGAGAATTGCAGCATCCGGTATACGGTATTCATAAAGTAGTGCCGCATGGAAAAATAAAACGGGTTGATGACTTACTTTCAGGCCTTAATGAATCGGTTGTTGAAGTTACGTTTGTAAAAATTATTACCGATGATGTCATTCCAAAACTTGAAACGGTTGCCGCCGCAGAAATCGAAGAAAAGTATGAAGCGTTTTCGGATGCTGCGTGTGAAGATTTTGCGCGCGGTGTTTCCGCCGGTACGATTGATGATGAGCTACGAGAAAAGTCGGTTTTAAATACGCAAACAGAACAGATAAAAAGTACAATGGAACCGCTGATAAGCTCACATGCCGGAAGTTATGGCGATTTTTTAACAACCGTTGCAGAATTAAAAAATGCGGTTAATACAATGTTTGATAAGAGTTCAAACGCCATTAACAAGGGGCTTAATACGGCGCGCTTTACATTAAATTTAATGCGCTATCCATCGCGGGTGGTAATCAATATTACAGAAAAAATAAAAGGATATTCAGCGTTAATTGCTAAGCTGATAAATCAGTTTAAGCATGATCCGTTCGGTACACGCAATATTGCAAACGCTATTATGACAGCCCGCTTATCGCTAAGCGCTGCGGCTGCTTCCGTTGCTTCCGGCGTTGCGCTACAGATTGCCGAAGGTTCAGCGCAAAAGGATGCGGCCGCTATTCAGGTGTCGCGGGAGGAGGCGGTATATGCGGCGGAAGCTGTCATCAATCTTTTTGAGCTGGTAAAAAATTTTGATGATACAAAGGTAAAGGCAAATGCATTCGTTGACATAAATAATGAAACGTCTTTTTTATTGTCCGATGTTGTGTATCAAAGCGCAGCGCTGATTATCAATAGTTCATTTGCGCTGCCTATGCGCCGTACTATTGTGCTTGATCGAGATCGACAGCTTATAGAATTAAGCGCCGAGCTGTACGGTTCCGTTGATTATGTGGATGAGCTTATTTTTGAAAACAAGCTCACGGCTGACGAAATTATTGTATTGCCGATGGGAAAGGAGATTACCTATTATGTCAAAAGTGCATAAGGTTGTTTCAGGCGACACACTCGGCGCAATCGCAATAAAATATCTGGGTTCGTTTAATAAATGGTATGATATTGTATTGGCTAATCCGCAACTTACCGGCAGAAAAACAGCTATAGACGGTTCTCCGTTGATTTTTCCCGGCGATCTATTGATTATTCCCGTAAAAGAAAAAAGAGCGGCAGGCGTTAAAACAACGATTGAAGTTGCAGACGGCGAACAGGATGTTGCTATCGTTATCGGCGGCAAGAAATTTGTCGGTTTTACCGGCTATGAATTGAATTTGTCATTTGATTCGCTTGATACCTTTTCTTTTTCTGCGCCGTATGATGATTCTTTGAAAGATTTACAAGCGGCGATTGAACCGTTCAGTTTTAAAGCGTGCGAGATTTATTATCAAGGAGCGCTCGTTTTTAACGGTAGGCTTTTAACGCCTGATCCAAAGCTGGAAGACACTTCGGCTGAAATAACACTGCAAGGTTATCCACTCTGCGGTATATTGAACGATTGTAATGTACCGCCTGCAAAATACCCTGCGCAGTATAAAGGCCTAACGGTAAAACAGATTGCCGACGAGTTGGCGCAAGCGTATAACGTTGAAGTCGGAATAAAGGGAAATGCAGGAGCTGCTTTTGAAAAAATTACCTGCGAACCGGCTGAAAATATCTTATCTTTTTTGACTAACCTTTTAAAACAGCGAGATTTGCTTTTTACCAATGACGAAAAAGGAAATTTGGTCTTTTTTGCCGCAAAAGAGCAAAAAGCGGGTATATCATTTATTGAAGGGGAGCCGCCGCTTTTATCAATAACGCCGAAGTTCAATGCGCAAGGCTTTTACAGCCATCTTACCGGCTTTACTAAGACCGATAAAAAGAATGATAGCCTTTCGTACACGTTTAAAAATAAGTATTTAATCAATAAGGGGATTATGCGCTATAAGTCGATTGTCATTGATGATGCAAAAACACAAAGCGACTTAGAAAGAGCGGTAAATGCGCAGGCGGGAAAGATGTTTGCCGATTGTGTTTCATATGAATTAACGTGCGAAGGACATATTTTAATTGATAATCGGTTATGTAAAAAGGGGTTATGCGTCTGCGTCAAAGCGCCGAAAGCGATGATACGGCAGGAGACACATTTTATCGCACGTAATATAAAAATGATACGAACCGGAGATCAAAAAACAACGCAGCTGTCTTTAGTCTTGCCCGGCTCTTATACCGGAAAAATTCCGGAGGTGATGCCGTGGGAATAATCGGCAAAGTGCTAAAGGCAGCAAGCGATACATTTGCCGCTCTTACCGTTGAAACGCGGAAAGGTTTTAGCGAAGAGCCGCTTTTATATTCTGCGGCCGGTGATGATTCGGTACCATGCAAAGATGATAGGGTTTTGTTGGTACAAGCCGGAGGCACCGGTGAACAGGTGGTTGCTGGTATTCTGAATAAATCACAAGGCGCAAAGAGCGGGGAGAAGATTTTATTTGCCCGTGATAAAAACGGAAAAATTGTTGCAACAATCAAAATGCTTAATTCCGGTAATATCGAAATTGAGGCAGACGGCGATTGCAAGATAAAAACGAAAGGAAAGACAGAAATCAACGGCAGTGATTACGGCGGGCTTATTAAGATTGAAGAATTGAAAATGCAGCTGCAAAAGAATACGGCAATTCTTAACGGGTTGCTCGGTGTGTTGAAGGTTCCTGCTGCAGAACCGGGAAACGGCAGCCCGTCTGCATTTCAGGCTGCGTTGCTGAGCGCAATCGGAATAATGCAGACAGGAGATTTCTCAAATATCGAAAATAAGAAAGTGGTGCACGGGGGCGGTTAGTGAGCGATTTTGCAGGCGATGTTCTTTTGATTGAAACGCCGGACGGCGGCGATATTGTGCTTGAAAGCGGTCTTGTAAAACCGTGCAAAGACGTTTCAACGGCCGTCTATCTTTCTCTTTTCGGCGGCAACAAAGAGGATGCCGGTACGGTTAAAAACCGATGTACGTGGTGGGCGAATACGCTGAAAGAAACACCGGAAAGTGAAAAGATGATTTCACGGTTTCAGGCAGTAATTGCAGGGCTGCCCTTGAGCGTTAAAAACATACGGCAGGCGGAAAGCGCTGCCGCTCTCGATTTGGACTGGTTAAAACACGAGGGGGTGGCGGATGAAATTATTACATTCGGAAAAACGAAAGGGAAAAATACTTTTGTTTTAAAGGTTGAAATCAAAAACGGTGGAAAAAAATTGTACGAACGGGAATTTGCTTTGTTATGGGAGAACGGGGTGCATGGCTTATAAAAATAAAACTATTGAAGAAGTACAGCAACTTTTGATTAGCTCATTTGAGCATGAATTTAACACACAGCTTCGGATTTTACCTAAGTCTTTTATTAAAGTTTTGTGCAAAGTATTTGCCGGTATTTTTATTGTTTTGTATAAGTTGGTTGGCTGGTATTTTTTACAAATGTTCCCGGAAACGGCCGATTGGAGGGAGGTTACAATTTTAGGCGTGAAGCTCCGTCCGCTTGTAAAATTAGGTATTTTATTCGGTGTCGGGGAGCCGCTATTGGGTGTGCAATGGCGAGGAAAAATAAATCTTGAGGTTCTAACGGCGGGAAGTGTTTTATATTCCGGCACTCAGTTGAAAAGCGGTATAACCGGCAAGCTTTATATAACAGAGGAAACAAAAACTTTGCTGCAAGCAAAAGAAACGATTTTGATTGTTTGTACGGAAATAGGGACGGCCGGAAATCTTAAACAAAATGACACGCTTAATTTTATAAACCCGTATGGGTTTATAAAAACGGAAGCGGTTGTTTCGGATATTGTAAGGGTTGGACTTGATAACGAACTGGAATCGAGTTATCGCAACAGAGTGATTAACCGTTTTCGCTTGCAGCCGCAAGGCGGTTCCTTGGCTGATTACCGTATTTGGGCGTCGGAAGTTCCGGGTGTGTTGAATGTGTATCCATATAATGACAAGGAGCAGCCCGGCGGTGTGCTGTTGTACGTATCGGGTATTCCTGAAGTATATACGGATCGGGTTCCTGACGGCGGTTTATTAAAAAAAGTCGGCGAAGCGTGTACATATGATCCTGAAACGGGTAAGGCGACACGAAAACCTTTAACGGCAGTGCTTGATCCGAAAAATGACGGCACGTATACAAATGTGAAGCCGATAACGGTGGTTGCTATTGATGTTGTTATTACCGATGTATCAGAGGTTAATCCCGCCGATTTTGCGCAAATCGTGAAGCCTGCGTTAAAAAATTATTTTTTGGATAGGGATTTGTATATACGGGGGCTTTCCGATGATAATAATCGGACAAATGTTATTTCAAAGAATCATATCATAACAGTTATAAATCAAATAGCCGTATCTGTCAAAGCAGTGTTCGGTACAGCCGAAATGAAGAAAAATGCAAGTGTAATTGACATATATAACTTGGATAATGGCGAGCTGGCGAAACTCGGAATGTTGACGATAAACGGAGTGCAGTATTGAGCGTTTTTTTTGATGCGGTAAAATTATTGTTTTCTCGCTCAAGGGCTTTTAATTTTACGATAGATAGTAATAAGCGAAAATTGATAAAAGCGATTGCCGTTTTACCGGAAAATATACGCCACGAGATGGAACAGGTTTATTTTGATATGTTTCCGGAAACGAGCCGCTGTGTCGATTATTGGGAAAGAGTCTTTGCTGTTGTGTTTTCATCGAAAGAGTTAGAAAAACAGCGTAATGTTCTTGCCGCTTTGTGGCGGATAAACAAGGGAGGGCAATCGGCGGTATTTTTGGAAAACATATTACGCAGTATTGATAAAGATATTTTAGTTGTTGAAAATGTACCGATAAGTAATCCGCGAAAAAAAAATGTCGTTTTTGTTGTGGTGTGTAAAAACAAGATAATGTGTTGTGGAAATAAAAAGGCAGTGTGCGGTTATAGAATCGGTGATGGAGGGTTTAATCCCACAGTTTTACGAAATGATATTTCGGAAGTGTATTCGATAAAAAACGATAAAAAATACTGGAGTTTTTGTTTTTTTGTTTGTAAGCGTGTTAAAAGAAATACAAAAGGTGAAATTCTATACATAGAAAAATTGAAACTAAAAAAGGATTTTAAAAAATTTGTTGAATATTTTATTTTGAAAATAAAACCGGTACATTCGGTTGCGGTTGTATTTATTGAATGGGTAGACTGATTTTAAGGAGTTTAAAATGATTAAAATTGATGAAAATTATACCGATTATCGGGATGATACCGATCCTAAATATCCGGCGGGGAAAGCCGTAAATGCTTCAACCGAAGAAGGTGTTGACGGTACTCCGATTTTGGCAGATTGGATGAATGATGTAAACGGATTCAGACAAGCTGCGTTTATGGCTGCATTTGGCGGATTTGCAACCTTATCGGGAGTACCGGATGATGTATTTAAATCGGACACCTTGAATGCAATTAATAAGATAACGCAAACGTATACAGATAAAGAGATATTAAAAGAGGCAAAAGAACGGCTCGGTAAAGATGCAGAGGTCTTGGCAGCAGCAAATAATTTTACGTTGACGGCTGTCGGTAAAGAGAAAGGGGAGCGGGTTCTTGCCGATGAACAAATTTTATCGAGTGCAAAAAGTTTTGCGACGGATAAAGATAAAGAAGTTTTTGCCGGCGCAAGGACTTATACTGATGAACACGCAAACGATAAGAATAATCCGCATGAAGTAACCGGCGAACAGGTAGGACTTGGAAAGGTTTACAATATCAGTCAAATAGGTTTTGGCGTGTGTAATACAGAGGCCGCCGTACAGGCGAAGAGTGTTGTCGTTGAAAATATTGTTTTAATTGTCGGCGCCCGGCTTACAATAAAATTTAAAAACGGTATAGCGACTGATAGTCCTACACTTAATGTTAACGGTACCGGAGCAAAGCCTATAACAATGGATAGTCAACCAGTCGGTAAAGGTTGCTTTGATGTGGGCGGTTGTTATGAATTCGTCTACACAGGGGACAGCTGGGAATGCTTATCTGGCATGGTGCGGACGAAGGATTTCGGCGAAAATGCGGGCTATGTAAAATATAGGAACGGCTTGATATTACAAGAAATGCTTGTATATATTAATGTCGGTGGAGATGGTCATGCCTCACAGGCTTTTTCATTACCCATTGCATTTTCGAGGCGGTTTTCAGTGTTTTCCTGCGGACAAGCAACACAAGCAAATACAAGCGCTGTGGCACGTGGCCTCGATATGGTTCGTGCTGGCATACATTGGACCTATCATGAAGCCGGTCCCTGTGGCATATATATTTTTGCAATAGGATTTTAATAATTTAAAACCCCACAAGTAAAAACCTTGCCCCGCTAAAAACTCCGCTATAAGCGACAAATGAAACACCGTATGTTATAGACTCTTTCGTTAGTCCATTATCTGAGACAGACAACACACAACCGCCTCCGCCTTTACAAGAAGAGACTACAAAAGGCGTTTGTGTAAAAGCAATAGGATAATGTATCGTTCCGGTTATGCTATTCCACTGCGACATAGGAACATTCCGGGTATCTTCCATGACTTGTATAAGTAGACCGTTCGGCAAAAATATATGTTCCATTCAATTATCCTTTCGGCGTGTTATTGATAAACCAGTTTTGAATAGATTGCAGCACCGGCTTAATTCCTTTCAGCTCCCCTTCAATGCTGCTCATACGCTGCTGCATTGACTGCACAAGAGAGCCTTCAAGATTATCCAATCGTTTTTCGATCCGCATAATCTCTTTTTGCCGCGATTCAGCCTCCCGCCTAATCCCGGCTTCCGTATCGTTTTTAAACGCCTTAAAATTTTCTTCCTGCTTCTTTTTCCAGTACTGAAAAATACTGAAACTAAGGCCAAATACCGATACAAATGTTCCAATCGAACTGAATACAAACTTTGCTATTTCCATACATCGCACTAAGGTCAATAACTCAAGCGCAGTCCCAAGCTTAACCCCATTCCTCCCAAAACTCCTATACTCACCCCGCCCAAACCGAACATCAAGCTCCGTGTCTTTTGTTTTTTAACTTCCGTCTCAAACTGTTGCGCTTTTGTTTTCCAATATGCAACGTCGGGCATATATGTAAGAACCCCCTGTTTATAGCCCGCGTTATAAGCCTCGGCTATACTTTTTTCAGATTCTTCTACAACAACATCAATGAGTTCCCGTACCTCCCGTCCCGTGTAGCTTTTCGTTAAGTCTATGCCGTACTTCGGCTCTAAAGTGCTCGGTAATCGACTCCCGCTCTCTGCATAACTCGTCTGCATTGCAAGCAGAATCAACAAGCTCATCGGCAGCAGTATTTTCAATATCCTCTCTTGTTTTTTCCTTTGCATCCTCCGCCTCCTTTTCTATATTTTTTTGAACCTCTGACTGTTGCCGTTTTGATAAAACAAAAACGGCAACAGCAAAAACAGAGGCAACAACCGCCCACAGTATCACCCCGATTTTTTTCAGCTTACCGAACATCGTCCGCCTTTCCTTTAAAAATATTGTTAATCCAGATTGAGGCATCGACCGGTAAAAATACGCCCTTGCAAAAACCGACTGCCATAAGCGCGTCCGTCATAGCAATCCGCGTAAGACCGCAGGCGTTTAATACAAACGAGCCTATAACAATCGCAATCCCGACGCCTGCCATAATATTGCTTACCGTCTTCATACTGACTTCCTTCACGATTACACCTCCGAAAGCGTCCCCGCTATCTCATCTCCGGCAACAACGCCCTGCGCCTTTAACTCCGCATTAAAGGCTTTCAAATCCTTTGACGAAAGAATAAAGCAGCCGGCGCTCCACGCATAATTCGTATCCGCCCCTTTATCAAACGAAAACTTATCGTGAATAAGCCAGCGCCCGTTTTGATAGCCGTTCGCCGCCGTCTGCATTGCGTTACGGTCGATCCACTGGCCGTCAATATCGCGAGTTCTCGTTATCGCGTGTATTTGCCCGTGAAACTTCCGCGGCGGCACAAAACACCGTACTGTAAATTCCCCTGCGGCAACACTGTCCCCGTAACTGACCGTATCCCCGCCGGACTGTTCCCCAAAGCAATAATCGGCTACGCTCCGGCATTTGCACTTAAAAACTTCAACGCCGTCTTTGTTCAAAACAAAGTCATCAAGACCGTTGTTCTTCCAATTATTATAAAAGCCGTCCGGCTGTTTAGGATCAGCCTTAAAATAATAAGACTTCTTATACCTGATTATTTTCAGCTTAAGCAATGTATACCTCCGTTTTTATCATTGTATTTATTTTCTCCCGATAAGCTGTTAAAACGGCGGTTAATATAATCAACAAAGCAAAAAAAAGAGAGCTTTCCGCCCTCTAAAAAATTACACAGTATGCAATACCAATTACACAATTCTTCCCGATAAATCCCGCCTTTTCCCACTAATTCCCGTCTATTCTCCGGCATTTCTCATTCTATTCTCTGGCTTTATCATCATCGATTGCCGAAACAAACCCGAGCCGCTTCATAAGTTCACGCTCTTGCGCAATTTTATACTGCACACTCTTAAAACCCATTCCGCTGAATTTGCGGGCAACTGAATCAAAAGTAATTACACCCAATGAAAGAAGTGTTCGCATAGCATTCGCTT